CTTCGTCTCAAGCGCTTCTGTATCTTGTTTGTACTTAGCTTGTAAGTCTTCTAGCTTTTGCTGAATATCTTCAACATCTGCGCCTTTTTTCTTCAAATCATTCAAGTCTTTGTCACGTTGTGTCAGCTGTCCACGCACGCTCTCCAATTCGCTATCTTTACTTGCCACATCATCCTTTAACTTTTGGATATCCGCACCATGCAAAGCGAAGACTTGAGAAATTTGGTCTTCAGTTAAGCCGATGTTTGCCAGTTGTTCTTTTTTCATTTTGAAAATCCTTTCCTCTACGCTAGGCTTTTTAGGTGTTCTCCATCACCAGTCGCTCCGCTTTTGTTAGGACTACGGACTTGTCCAATAGTTGAACCTTTTAACGCCATGCTCAGGGCATAAGAAAACCGCCTCGATTTCGACGCGGTTAGGTTATTTATTTTTCAATTGTTTCAGTTTCTTTCTGTATTCAATTCCGACTTTTAGAGTTGAAATAACTGTTGAAATCACTTCAAATAATTTAATTATTACGAACAAAATTAACGCAAAAAATATAATCCAACCTAATAAAATTGATACTAAATCCCAGATAAACATGTCTTTACTCCTTTTAATGTTACAATCAATCAACTTCATACGATAATGAAGAAATGTCGGTTAATATTTTAGGTAGTAACTCAATCACACTTAACGTATCCGTCCCATGGATATTTAACTCTAATTTCACTGTCGCTGAGTCATTTTTGCTTGATCCTAAAAATTCTACGTTAGGTATCCCAATTCTCACTGTATCCATTTTCAATCCTTTCTGAGTACGAAAAAAGCACTTAGATTTCTCTAGGTGCTTATTTATCTAATCGGTAAACCTTTTGCGTAAGCTTCTTTAGCCTCCGCAAGTGTCATTTTATTTGGACCGCCATCGATATTTATAATGCCTGTATTTTGCCAATGACAGACATCACAGATATCATAGTCCATAACTTCAGTTCCGCAAACAGGGCAATGAAGCCATAAATATCCATCAATTTCCCAAGTCTTTTGCGATTTCTCCATCGTAATACTCCCTTCCTAAGTCTGGTTTAAACATTGTATTTATTTTATGTACTTTAGGATTACCCAAAACATAGATATTGTTATCGATATCATAGCGCACTCGCCTAAGTTCCGTCTGATAACCTAATATCTTGTCCGAGGTCGGTTTTGATAATAAATCAGATGCCATTTTTTGGTATTCTTCAATGGTTATATCGCCGAACTCTTTCCCATGACTTTTGAAATGTCCATTTAAGGATTTCTCAGTAGGAAACTTGGACTTTGCCCATCTGATGCGATCTTTTAGTTCCTTGTATCCCTCAACGTTATTATACTTCAAATCATAGAAGCCTGCAAATGTTTTGGGCATATTTTGAGAGCCTAAAACCTGCCTATAAGCTATGAACTGCTCCTTGGTTCTGCGGACTCGATCCTTTTTCCAATCGTTCAGCTTGTAGCTTGTCCTTGATAGCAGTCTGGCCATATTTATCAAGTTGCTGCTTTCGCCAATCCTTGAAGGTCTGACCACTTTCAACCTCATAGCCTTTACCTGTTTCAATATCTCTTGCATAGCGTTTACCACCTTTTTCTAAGGCAGGAACCGTCGTACATCGACAATGAGGATGCATAGTAGGAAAATTCACGCCTTTTTCTGCATCCTTAACAGGAAATACCTTGCCGTCCAACTCGCCACAAATAGGGCATGTGTGAACCTCTAAGGTCGCTAGATACCTGTACTTCTTGATATTGTCGTCCTGGTATTCATCTAATGTCGCCTGAGCCTGAATGCCGTTCGTTTCTGTCTGCAAAACAGTCACTGCACGATTACGAGCACGTTCGAACTCAATTGCTAGAAGTTTACTGGACTGGTCTATCGGATAGCCTCGGTTTAAATCGTTGGTTACAAGCGATTCTACCCTACTAACCAGTTCGTCCATATTGCTACCCCAAACACGCTCAGAGAACCGCTTGCCTTTGAAGTTTTCCTTGATTGCCTTTTGAAGATATTCTTCTTCTAGGCGCTCAGGCTTGAAATTCGGTTCTCTTTTGGTCTGTTTATGGTAGTTGTAAGCACGATTTAAGTAGGTTTCTTGGTAGGTTTGTTTGAGGTGTGTTTCTATTCGCTTGTTGATTTTACCAGTCATTTCAGCGATATCCATCTCAACGCCAGCAAACAAGGCATCTGCATTTGTTTTGACCTTTATTGACCTTGACCACTCTGTTAAATCAGGGTGTTTCTTAACAAAACCAGCAATCTCTTGCTTGGTTTTCAATTGGTCAGTCTTAGTCAAGGATAACAAATAAAACGGTAATAAGTCACTACGATTTTTAGATACCATCTCAAACACCTCTAAACACCCTTTAATGCGTTTTAGCGTTCTGTGGTATAAATTATCGATGTAGTCTATTATCTCGCTGAGGTCGTCAATCTGAGCTAACTCATATAGCAATCTGTCCTTCTCTTCTCGGCTGAGGTCATCGAGAGATTCGATGAAAGCAATCTTCTCTTCTTTATTCAGCTTCCGACTCATGCTCTAACTCTTCCATATCGTAGGCTTTTTCAGGGCGTTCCTCTTGTTCAGCTTTCTGCAAGCGTAGTTCATCCTGCCAATCTTCTACAATTGGATTTGATTTAGCTACGTTCTCTCTTGATGTGATAGTTGCAAGAGTAGAAACTACTTGAGCCATTTCTGTATCGTTATTGATTGAGTTCCGTGTCCATGTTTGCTTGATTTTGAGTTTGTCGGATAACCCTAGATGTTTCAAGATCATCTTAACAAGTGTGGCATAGCCGCTTCTAAACTGAGTTTCCATATTCCCAGCTTTTAACTCTAAAAGAGAGTAAAGGAACTTCAAAGCAACGCCTGAACTGTTCCCTAGTTTATCTGTTTCAGGGTTAACCCCTTGGCCACTGATAAAGATTTGTTTCTTAGTCCGCTCTAAAATCAGATTTCTAGCTTCGGTTGGGATGTCAATCGCAATAGTTGTAACTCCTGACTGGTCTCCCATACCGTCGTTGTCCATCTTAATCATCTTGTAGCGTTTCAAATCTTCAAGAAACTCTTGCTTGTCCTGCCCACCGTAGTTTGTAAGGACGAAGATAACCTCTTGAACATCATCTGTATCATTGACAAATCCACTAAACACCTTGTCGTACACATCGACTAGGTCTTTGATTGGTTTCAAGTCGTTGGTCTCTATTTCGTTATTCTTGAATGGAATAAAAGGAACAAGACCAAAATCATGTTTGAAAGTGTTGTCGCTAGAGTGGTCTCCATTCATAGTATCAATCAAAGAGATTGCTTGGAATGTCTCTAATTCATCCAGAGGCTTATTTTTTTCATGACGATAGAAAGAGCACTCTTTGTCGTTCCAATATTCATAAACAGTGTAATTCTTACCATCTGTTTCATCAATGCTAGAGTAAACTCGCAGTACACCCACCAACTTCTTATCCAGGGATTTTGAGTAGATTGGTATTACTTCTTTTGAGTCCACACTAGCATATCTAAACGAATTATCACTAGCGTCTTTCCAAACGTGAAGCCAAGCGATGCCAGCATTTCCTGCATTCACACAAAGCTGCTTACTGATACGTTCATAATCGTCTCCTAAGACGTCTACAATCTTATCGTTGACGCTTTTATCGTCCACATCGAATGTAGGCGGATAGGTCAACGCATAAGCCTTTTTCTGGTCAAGCAATAACTGGTGCCAGTTGTGACTAATACGGTTGTCAGCATTACGAAACGCATTATCTTCTGCTTTTGCTTCGTTCTCTGCGCCTTTCTTATCGGCAGGCTTACGATTCCGTTTAATATCATTCTCGTTGCGATAGTATTTCTCAGCTTCAGCTGCTTGTGA